CCATATATACTTTTGTATTCAAACAACGATAACAAGAAATTAAATCTATCTACGGATAAAAAGTTATCATAGACACTCAAGTCTACTCCTTGAAATCCAGCATTAAATCCTAGTTGCAACGGATTTCTTTGGTTGTATGTGTCTAAAAATTCATTGCCATAAATTGATAAAAATCGTTGAAAAAATACTTTATCACAATTCATATTCATTGGTTCCGCAATCAAGACTGGAATTTTGTTGAGAACTTTATCTAGAATGTGTGAAAAGTCATTGTTGATTAATACATCATCATCATATATCAAATAATAATCATACAACTTTACCCGCCGTAGATATTGAGCCATTAATACGAAATATACAGCTGGCCACACATCGAATTTATCAACGTTAACATCGTGGTAAAATTCCTTAACGTAGTTTTTAAAGAATTGCTTATCGTATGAATGAACATTTTTTATGTGCACATCAATTAGATTGCTCCAAATCGGATCATCCAGCTTTTCATGATTAGATGCGTCAGAATCCCACAAAATATGAAATTCTACATTAATTGATGGGTCAATGTTTTCAATCTTAGTTTGAATCTGATGCAATGCAAAAAATGATTGTTTATTTTTACATCGCATCATGTTGGAGATAATTACCGTTTTCATGTATTAATCCTGTGTATAATGTACTGTTAAGTTGCCAATTTCATACGTACCACACTCCTCTAATGAACTTAACACATATGGTAGTGTTTGTAAATACTCTATGTCACTTTGATTTAACTTTTTTCCATCAATAATAATTTTAATATTACTACCAACGTCAGATATCAATTTGAAATAGTCTTGCATATCAACTGGGCAATTCGTTGACTGTATTTCGAACGAAACTTTCTTATATTCTACAAAATGTTCAAGTGTATATTGTCTTATATATTCCCACGGACATTTCCACTTTGATAAGAAAATATTACGAGTAGTTTGCATAGCCACATTGCTTTCATTGCTTGCGCGAGAAGTTAAACTTCCCATATGGTATACAATACTATTTAATGAATGAACAAAATTATATCCGCTCATATACATTCGAAGAATTAAATCGGCATCCTCATAAAAATACGGTTGAAACTTTTCATCGAAGTTACCAATTTTATTCAAGGAATCTACATACCCAGCCATAAAAAATCCGCCAAACGGTGATGGTACGGTTACATCAGTTAACTTACCGATGTGCAGTTGTGTATGAGTATTAAATTCATTCCAATTAAACGATTCAACATCTCTACCAAAATCCTTGATGGGCTTCATCAACGTATCAGGGTCATTATATAATGGCGGTTCAATGGTAGTAAAATTACAGAATTGTGTTTCCGTTACGTGCGAAATAATATTCTCTAAGAAGTTTTCCGCGGGAAACGTATCGTCATGTAAAAATACAAAACATTTTCTTGTGGCACGCGCGAGTGCTAAATTATAACCCCCACTAACATATACACGCTTATCTGTATGCACTTCTATTAAATTAGCGTCTGCAACACCAAGAGTTGATGTAGTATTATTATCGTACACAATAACAATTTCATTGGTTGGATATAGATTTCTGATAGTACTATATACCGCAAGAAGTCTATCAATATCCTTGCCAGTTGTAACTAAAAGTAAACTAAAGTCATTTAAAGTAAGCATAACATTTCTCTACGAAAATATCAAGTTGATTAAGTGTATTATTTTCTACGAAGCTTAGGTGATCAAAAAATTCATTTCTTATACTGCGTGACCTATCAAGATCATTTTCACCATACGCTATATATTTATTTAACTCAAACCCAGCTAAAAACTGTTCTTTATTCTGTAACTTACTGGGTATAACGATAGTATCTGTGTTACACATTAGACTTTGCATTGTTAGGTATGTGTAATTATCATAACAATAAAATGTTTCTTTGGAATTAAACAGCATTGATAGCGATGCTAAATCACCCGCTGCATGATATGGAATGAAAGTTCCATCGGGATGACTATATTCATTCTTAGAAACTTCTGCTTTTCTTAGCGTCCAACACGATCCGTTTCTAGAAAGATTCATGTCATAAAAAATATCTCTGTGAGTTTCTCCCACATATAAAATATTATCAGCGTTGGTTTGAAATTGTCCATTAAAAAAATACGGAAGATACCAAAACCACAAATCTTTCGTGTCCCAAGTATCTACGTGCTGTTTATACGGAAACCCTAGAATCCATCTCACCACATTGGGTGCATTCAAATAATTTCCATACCAACTTTCTGGATAGATTACTATTACGTCATCTAGATTATCCATTATATCTTGCGTTACCATTTTTGTATTATATCCTTCATATACAGAAAAAGTATTTAGAAAATCTAGAGGAATTAAATATGCATCGTGGCCCTTTTCATTCAAGAGATGACATAGTTTATGAAGAACTTTTAATCCACCAATTCCCATATCAAATCCATGTGTACTAATGACAAACTTTTTCATAAGTTATCGGGACTCCAATAAGCATGTCCGCCGCGTTCACTTTCCATAACGTCATAGTGATATGATGACATGCCATATTTAATCCAATTTAATTCAATTTTGGGAAACACATAAAATAAAGTTGGCATCAATTGCTCACTGATAGAAATTGCCTCTTGTCGAAGCGGACTATTATCAAGCAAATACTCAGTATAATTCTCCTTCAGATGTGATAGTTCATTATAATGATGAAGCACATAAGAAAGTGTTATGTATGTTTCTGAACGTATGTAGTTATCAAAATCAGATTTTCCACTCGGTGTAGGTAATTGCATATCATATTCTATATCAAAAAACTTAACGAGGTCTTGTGTATTCCCCCAGAAAATGTGATCAATTGGATGAAATGCAAAATCTCGACAAACTCCATGCACACCAATTTTATTATATGGTGTGGCGGTTTTAAACGGGGAATTAATCTCACAGTTGGAAAAATAGTAATTATATAATTTGTGCATACTGTCTAGTGAGATGAATTGATCAGTTCTTAACTTAGCACAAAATTCGGTCATAACATATTCTAAACCGTTTCTAGATGATTTAATCTGGCGATTTCTATTACCAAATCCAGTTGTAGGACTATCTGAACTACAAACCAATTTAATATTAGATGGCATCTCGTACATTGGGCAGCTATCCCAGCAAGAAATTATAACATTATTTACGAATGGCAGTTTCGAATATTCTGTTGCAATTGTTGGGGTGTAATCATGCATTGGCCCTTGTAATACTATGTCCATAAGATGTTCATTCATACTTATCACCTTTAACAGAAGGATGTTTAATTACCAACAATGCAGTGTTTTCTAAATATTGCACAGTAGACCTGTCGTATGGTTCATAAATAAAAATATCACCGGCAGTGTAAACAGATTCGTTTATCTGAGCCTTACCAGACACTATAATATTATACTCAGTGTGTAATTTATGATAGTGCCCGTCAGCAACGTGCCCCTTTTCGCAAAACAACAACCCCACATCTATATCAGTAGTTGGTATTAAACTTGGTTCAAAATTACCAACTAACCACCCTCTGTGAAAATTATTAATACTATTGAATTTCATTTTCTAATTTCTGTATACGTGTGATATGTCTACCGCCATCAAATGTATTTGATTTAATAACATCTATCAATCTTCCCATATTATATTCGTCTACACCACGTTCACTGAATGCGAAGAAGTTTGCACAATTATGACGCACCGCCATCTCAGCAGAAAATTCATCGGATACAAGCGCGGATCTGATTCCAGACTGTTTATTTGCACACATGTTAACGCCTTGCCCACTTCTACAAAAAGCAAATCCAAAATCACATTCACCGTTTCGTATGAACTCGGCGGCTTGTTCTATGTACTCATTATAATCACAATCTTTCTTAACGTATGTGCCAAAGTCAATATATTTTATACCACGGTCATCAAGTAACTTCTTTGTAATTTCTTTTAGTTCAAATCCCGAGTGATCCGCTGATAAAGTTATGGGCTTATTTCCAAATTTCTTGTTTACGTTTCGTTTGAAAAAACTTAATTCCACTGGTGTGCCCATCAAATGCATCTTTTCTACTTGGGAGGTTCTAACGATTTTATTATCACCAATCATTAAATTATATAAAGGACAGACGTAGAATTCGTTATTACTTCTTAAATTCTTGTCAATCATCTCATGTGAGTATTTGACAAAATCAGAACCACGTTTGAAATAATATATTCCAACTGCGGCATTCTCACTGATAATTTCTTTTTCAGCAGTACGGGCAGCCGTACCGTTTTCATTTAACTGTACATATGAATATGCGGGATTATTTGCTTTGAACGTCAGAATAAATCCGTCACTGTCTCCAACTGCATCTAAATTAAATCTGGGTTCGAAGTATACATCAAGTGTATAAACAACTAAAGGCATATCATTGTCTATATATTTTTCAGCTAATAAACAAGACGCCACTGTTCCACTGGTGATTTTATCAGTGGATACAATCGTAACGTCTGTGCCAAATTTATTTTTTAATACGTGATCAATACCAAAGTTCCGAATATGTTCTTCTCTAACAACAAAAACAATATTGTATTCCGATACATCAATTGATTTGAATGACCAATCAATTATGTGCTCGCCGTCAACCATTATGAGTGGCTTCGGCATATGAAATCCTTCGTCAATAAATCGTTGTCCCTTGCCAGCTATGGGAACCAATAAAGTAGCTTTCTTATTCATAGTTTTTCAAAAAATTAAAAGTGTGAATGTGTGCGTTAGTCAACGAAGCATCCAAATCATTGCCATTCAACATACTAACAATAAATGCAGAGGCAAAATAATCTCCGGCTCCCAAGACATTTACGTTTGACAACTCAGTTGTGGTGTGATGTAATAAATCTGCTGACCGTATATAAGTCATACTACCCGCTTTGCCGTGCACAATTACGGCAATTTTTACATACTTGATAAATTCAGACAAATATTTGCATTCATCGTCAGCAACAAACAAATAGTCAACATATTGTAGATTATTAAAAGAGAATTTAGTGTTTCCGGCAACATCGGCCGAAACTATTCCCCCGTGAATCTCTGATAAAAAGTCTAGATTGCGCAATCTGTTTACATATGTTATGTGATGCCATTTTGCCGCACATACATTCGGTTTCCTATAATGTATTTGTAAATTGGGCTTAGATACTTTTACACCTGTATTAGTATCTACAAAAACCAAAGCCTCACCATACTCTATGGGTTCCAGATTAATTGATTTGGTGCCATCCAGTTTTACCAGCGCATCCCACACGTTGCCCATAGAACCAATACTTTTGTAAATTTCAGTATTCTTTATGATGGTGTCAATTGTAAGATTGCCGTATAATGATATATCCATATTTCAAAACTTCTCAAGTTTATCAAGTTCATTAATGGCCAACATTATTTCATCAAATGGTAGTTGTGGTATTAAATTATTGTTTTCACAATAATCAAACAAATGCATAATAACATTATCTCCACCATCTTTGTCCATCACAATAGCACAATTCTTCTTTACGATGGAAGGTGAATCGTTTGTACAAAATGAATATTTAATCTTCCGCATTATCCCTATATCAAACAAATCGTCGCCGACATATGCCATATTTTCTGATTGGCAATTAAATCTTTCTTCGATAATTGGAAGTAAATCGGCTTTGTCCATCCCTCTACTCAAATATACTGGAATGTTTCTGTTTATCCCAACCAATTCATTTACTGTGGCATCGCCAGTAACAAAAATTACTGGGATGTTTAGTGCCTTAAATCGTTTTATTGCCGTCCAATCCTTGTCAGAAAAGGTTTTGATAAATGGCATTCCATCCAAACCATAATATTTTCTACCATCAGTCAATATGCCATCAACATCTAAAATTAATAAATTTATCATAAAAAAACGTAATTAAAAATTACATCGCTACAAATACCGGCACATTTTTTTAAATATCTATTCTTTATTCCCAATATTTCTGGTAACATGTATATACTGTTATCTATACAACGGTTTGCATGAGAATGCATAATAATATCCCCATGACTAGAGATAACTGCCGGCTCTGTGATGTGATAAAAATAATTAAATTTACTTAATTTTTTATCGTTGTGCATGAATTCCAACGTTTTTAAATCTCTACAATGTATCAATAACTCAGCCGAGTGTTCATGTAAAAACTCAAACGATGTTTTATATAAAGGATCGTCGTGGCCAAGGTATAAAGTTTGGTTTACATACCACATATCAATTTCCACTTGATATCCCTGTGCAATGGCATCAATTATATACGGTTCTGTATTTTCTAAATGCGGAATTTTACCACGTATATTACCTCTATGTGCGATTAATCTCATATATCTAAAACCGTATTGAGTTCTTTATTTAAGTACCACTGTATATTTTTGGAGTACGCCTCCTCACCCATGCAGTGAGTAGCATCGGGCGTGGTTGGCAGTTCTATTATTCTTTTTTTATCCATACTGTGTGCGATAACAGATGCGGCGGTTAGATTGGACACAATCATTTCACATGTATTAATTGCCGAAAACCATTGATGTAACGTGCTGATTTTATAAAATTCTACATCATTTTTATATGGGAAGTTAAAATAATCTTGATCCGAAGAACCAATAAATACGATGTTATCCTTATATTTTTCTATAAGTTCCGCATATGGGAACGATTTATTTAATCGGATTGGATTATATCTACGATGTATCAATACTTTCCCCTGTAAGTTCTCATCTATATGTGGATACGATATCCACGCCGCATCCTTAGATATTTCAAACTTAAATGTTTTACTATAAATTTCCGACCAACAGTTTTTATACAGAAACGGTGATCGAATATACCCACCCAAATCTATAAAACCATTCATACATAATTCTATATCATACACACGTATAGGAGTACTCTGAGAGGGAGTTTGAATAGGATCTAATTCATAATTGCGTAGTATGGCCAAAGAATTAATATACGATTGTTGTTCTAGTATCGGTTGTAGTTCGGCGTGAGTATTTTGTATTCCATACTCCCATCCAATATCGTACATATACACGTTTGCTGGCTCAGCACGCACCTCAGATAATTGTTTTACTGCATACATTGCATGTAAAAAATCACCAAGCTTTCCACCCATCAAAAAATTATTTGCCATACATCTTCGTTGAACCTTGTTTATATAACTTCTGTAATTTTCCAGTGCTCACCATTTCGTTTAACTTCTCGTCAATTTCTTGAATAAGATCGGTTCTTAGACTATTTACAACATTAGTTACTCTGGTAGCATCTGCAATTTGTTTATCTGTAGTATTTTTATCACGTTTGATATCTTCCGCCATCCATATTCTGATATTTGCTATCGTTAATTTATCTATAAGATTTCCTATGGTTTCCATATATTATTTCCTTTATAACGAGATTATTTCAAACCGAGGACACGGAACTATAAACTTTCCCCCATTGCGTAAAAACTCAGATTCCCGCTTAACAAATTCTGATATGAAGTGCCAAGGAAGTACCAACATATAATCGGGCTTCATATTTCGCACCTCTTCTTCAGAAAGAATGGGAATATTGGTTCCCACGGTTTTCAACCCAAACTTATACGGAGAACGTTCTGCGATGGCATCAATTAGTGTATGATCCAATCCAAACCACTGTAATAATGTATTTCCTTTTGTTGAAGCACCATACCCACAGATAATCTTTCCTTTTGCCTTTTCAGCTTTAATAAAGGATACCGTTTGTTCTTTCAATTCTTCAATATTCTGTTGAAACTTATTCCACACCGAAATATCATTTAAATTAAAATGTTCGCGTTCATACTGTAAAATACAATTTGTTCTGAATTTACATACATCACGCAATGGTACCGTTCCAAACGAATTGGCATTGGCCACAGTCTTCTGTACATATACCCGAAAACTTCCACCGTTTACATCATTCAAATCACAATCTACCACTTTTAAATCATGTTCGGCAAATAATGACATAATTGACGATAATGAATAATAATAAGCATGTTCGTGGCAGATATTATCAAATGCCAACTGTTCAAGCATCAGTGGTGTATACGACATTTGTAGTATCCAAATGCCATCATCATCCAACACAGACTTTATATCTTCGATAAATGGGTGTGGGTTCATCAAATCATAAAACATCGCTATAGTTGTAATTACCTTTGCTTTTCTATCACCATATCCAGTACGCTTGTATGCATCATAACTAAAATAATCTTGGATAACTGTGCCATGCTTGGATGCTTCTACATGAAAAGAATCTTCTGCGGGATCTATTCCTAATTTTATAAGATTGGAAGGAATCTGACGTAGTAGCGTACCATCATTACAAGCAATGTCTAACCAAATATCATTATCTTGTAGGCGGACGCGAGATACTATTTCTTGTACAATATTACCAAGTTCTTTGGTCATCGTACTATTAATACCAGACCGATACCAATACTTTCCCCACATTGTATTAGAGGGAGGAACTTCTGTTAATCGGGCGGCCCCGATAGTTTCATCAAGTTCCAAGTCCAATGACCACTTAGTTCTATTTACATAATCATCATCTGACTTAATAAAATCCGAGACATAGTGCGGTCCCATGCGTGTAACTATCATATACAAATTCCTGAAATAAATTTATGTAATATTTTTCCAATATACTCTATCTTTTCGTGGTCGATAACCGGACTAGTCCCCAGAAAGAATGTGTCGGTTGTAACCTTTCTCGCCACTGGAAACTTTTGTATTACTTCTTCGGCATCGTACATTCCCGCATATGCTGGTTGTAACATAATATTACCGGCAAAATATGGGCGCGTTTGAATCATGTGTCGTTCAAAAAACGTACAAAGATCCGACCGTTTGAAATCAGCGGTGTTCTTTAATGTAACTGGAAACGCAAACCAATCTGGATCTGATTTGGGTTGTGCTTTATGTAAGTGGAAAAATTGATCGTATTTGGAAAATATCTTATATAAGTGAGCATAATTCTCACGGCGTTTCTTTCCAATCTCTTCCAACTTATCAATCTGTGCCAATCCAATTGCCGCCTGAAGTTCAATAGGTTTTAGATTGTATCCAATCTCTTCATACACATATTTGTGGTCAAACAAATAATCTGGGAGTGCTGGAAGCCAACTGCTAAATCGGCATTCACACGAACCATTTGCCAGTAGATTCTGCTTGCCTATACAGTAACAGCCGCGACCCCATTCTCTAAATGATCGAACAATCTTCTCTGTTTCGGGGTCATTCATCGCAACGAATCCACCCTCGCCCGTGGTGATATGATGCGCAGGATAGAACGAGCAACTGGCCATCTCACCAAACGACCCGAGCTTCTTTCCGTCATACGTGCTTCCCAATCCATCGCAACAATCTTCTAATAGAATAAGGTCATATTTCTTGACAATTTCCATTAACTTATCCATGTTCGGGGGATTACCGAGAACGTGAGCAAAGGTAATAATCTTTGCATCTGGATGTTCTTGACATGCCTTTTCCACTTCATCTAAGTTAAGATTCAATGTATCCAACTCAATATCCACAAATACTGGTTCAAATCCACTTTGAAAGATTGGATTGATGGTTGTTGGAAAGCCGGCAATCGGAGTAATGACTTTACTACCCTTTGGGAAGTTTCGGCCTCTCATAGAAGTCAATGCCTTCAACATCAATAAGTTAGCAGAAGAACCACTATTAACAAATAGCCCAAGTTTCTTACCCAGTAATGCTGGGAACTTACGTTCAAACTTTGTGGCATCTGCTCCAAGTACCAACCACCCACTCAACAAACTTCGTATGGCATTAACGTATTCGTCGTGAGTAAAGTATGGGCCGGCGTATTGCACCCAATCTTCGCCGGCAACCCATTTCTTTTTAGAATCTTTATTCTTTATATATTCTTCTACTAACTTCAAAATTTCTTCCATAATAAACCTTTATTATAAGTTGTGTAGATTAATCCATTCTGTAATATACTACCTTCGGGTGCATTTGTCAATAGACGCATTCACCACTTATTTACCGGACACTTTACGTTTATAAATTTATTCTTTGTTTCCATGAAACATCCACACTTATTACACCGTTTCGTATCTTGGATGAAGAACTCACAACCACCGCAGATACTCATGCGGTGATTGTAAACTTCGTCAGATGCAATTAGACCCTCTCCCGCAACAGCTCCAGAGATAACATCTTTTGCACTTGCAACGAATCCTTTTGCCATATCACCAATGGATGGCAACTTTGGTTCATCATGACACTCTGGTTCTAAACACACTCCAAATGGATCGGTCATTCAAGTTCTCCGATTAAAATCTGTTGTAAACTAGAAATATTATCTACTACGAAGGTTCTATATCGACGATCATTTTTCATAGTTGATGCGGTATATCGAGAGTAAGCCTCACCGGATTGTAAATTTGTTATTGGGTTCGACCTATCATCTGCGTTATAATTAAATGTTTGCCCAAATTCCGTTGATATCCTAACAAGATCCATGTCCGACAAATCATCCACCAGCAATCCATGCAATTGATCTTTGGTTGTTGATTCATTCTTTTTATTAGGATCAATCACCAATACCATATACTTTCCAGTGTTCCCATCTTTAATTTTTTTATATGAAAATTCTACAAGCATACCGGATTGTATATTACCTTTTGATATAAACTTTCGTTCGCTCCGTAATGCCATTATTCAACCTTGTTGAGTTTAGGAAGGTCAATCTTATTTAATTTAGGTAATACCAATGTACGCTGCGTTGGAAACTCGGGAACATACTTGTCCAATAATTCCCACGTTTTCTTTTGAATACTTTCATACGAAAATTGCTTGCGATTACGGTCAGCGGTGTTATATGCTTTATTCTTAAACGTGGTGTAATCCATGAATACCGCCGCCATAGCATTTACACATTGCTGCGGATCTGCGGTGAACCACTGCGATTCTGCTATAATAACATTCTCCCACACAGAACTCGGATGCACATTCGTGAGTTCACCGCCCACTAACACCGCCTCATCTACTCGTAAGAAGTCCATATGACCGCTCCAACCACTTGCAATAACTGGTTTACCACTCACACTTGCTTCCAAGAGTGGACGACCAAATCCTTCACCCTTTGTGAAACTCACATGTGCCTTAACCTTGTTATGGTTATACAACGTATTCATTTCCTTCTCAGTCAATTCACCGTGTAACAAGTATATATTTGGAAGTTTCTGTGTTCCTGTCAAAGTAACAGAATCCTTTAACTGTTGAATCTTGGTGAGAATTTCTTCACGATCTAAAATAGAAAATCCTGCGCTGCTTGTTTTAAGAATAAGTGCGGGCAGTGGCTTGTCTGTAATTTGCTTGAATGTTTCCAAGAACAGTTTAATTAATACTGCCACATTCTTTCTATCTTCGCTGTATTCCCCACGTAACCAATGCCCAACGAATGCAAAACAGAATGACTCTGGGATACTATTCAGCATTTTCGTAAATCCTGCGTCCATCGGTGCTTTCTTCCCAAAGATATTCGTGTCAATGCAATTGTGTAAGACTTCAATGGGTTTTGATAGTTCCAGAGTTCCTTGCGTATTCTGTGGAGTTTTGTATCCATATTTACTATTCATGAATACATTCTTGGAATGTTCGGAGATTGTAAAGATTGCATTCATACGATTGCATCCTTCAATCCACTGCGATGATACCGCCGTCGTTTCAATACCCGCAGTAATACCAATGTTATACTTTCCAATCGGTTCAAATTCGTTTGGAACGGTAATAGAAACAAACAAGTCAGGTTGCTTATTGATATTCTCACGAATAATTCTATCTAGAATTATTTTATCCTTTGGATCATTTTCATCCAAGGCATTCATGGGTGTATCACCCCAATTCACGCTATGAACTTTCACATCAAACTTATCGTATTCAATAAGGTGACGAATAATATCACGGCTCATATCGCCGTATCCGCTACGAGTCGCACAGGGCGCTCTTACTACACACAGCGGTTTTTGTTCTATACTCATAATGTAACCTCTAATTTTTTAATATCATGATTAATCATTTTCTTTACCCACACATCAAACGGAGTTTTTGGTTTCCATCCAAGTACATTTTTGGCTTTACTTGCATCTCCACACAATACTTCAACTTCGGCGGGACGAATGTATCTTGGATTTATTTTAACATACGAATCCCAAGTATTAATTCCCACGTTACTGAACGCCGCATCTAAAAATTCTCTGATGGTTCTAACTTCGCCCGTAGCAATCACAAAGTCATCTGGTGTTTCTTGCTGTAACATCATCCACGCTGCTTCTACGTAGTCTGGTGCATATCCCCAATCTCTACCCGCATCCAAATTACCCAGTTCTATATGGGTATCCAATCCAAGATGTATTCGGGCAACACCGTGTGTAATCTTACGAGTAACAAATTCCAACCCACGGCGTTCACTTTCATGATTGAACAACAACCCAGACACATTAAACATATTATAACTTTCACGATAGTTTTTTGTAATCCAATGGCCATATAGCTTAGAAACTCCATATGGCGAACGTGGATAAAATGGCGTAGTTTCTCTAGAAGGATTTTCTACCATTCTACCAAACATTTCACTGGATGATGCTTGGTAGAATTTAATAGGTTTACCATACTCACGAATAGCTTCTAACATTCGTAACACGCCGAGAGCGGTAATATCACTAGTTTGTTCTGGCGTATTCCAACTTTCTGCCACAAAAGATTGTGCTGCAAAATTATATATTTCTTCGGGGTTTGACGTTTTTATGCACCGTAGTAGTGAATTTTGATCCGATAAGTCTCCGATAATGAATTGAAAGTTTGGATGTAATTCTAGATGATTGGTATTCTCTCTATTTTTTACAGAGACTCTACGTTCCATCCCATATACTTTATATCCTTTATCAAGAAGAAATTCAGCCATGTACGAGCCATCTTGACCATTTATTCCAGTTACTAATGCGCGTTTCATATTACGCCTTCACTAAAGTATAACGTTCCCGTGAAGTCCAATTCTCCAACGCTGTATTAATATGTTCTATAAATAGTTCACCCATCTTTTCTGCTGTCATCATGCCTGGCCCCATTGCAAACTCACGGCCGGACAAACCACGGCGTTTCCGTTCTTCACGTGTCATGTTGTAGAGTTCAAGTATATGATTGCCGGCATCTTTCCAATCACACCGATCATCGAAGATGTACGGAGTTTGTGGTGACCCCTGCAATGCTCTTGACGTTGGATAACATGGGAATGCCCATTCACCGTGATTGCGGAAACGACCATCGTGATTGCTGCCCCATTCAAACGTGAAATCTTTTTCTGCGTCAAGATATTCACCGGCATCATTCTTGAATCCACATTGATCTTGTAGTCCACCCGTGACGTTGACAATGATCGGCGTTCCTGCCAACATGCTTTCACACGTACCTAACCCAAATCCTTCGTTACTTGCGAGATTAATCGTAACATCAGCAACATTGTATAAAGCATTCAGCACACTTGCATCAACTTGCTGATTACTAAAGACTGCTTTCACATTCGGCACGACATCACGAATAACAACGGGAAGATCTGTTCCATTCTCGTCTACTGGTGCGGTATGCATGACGATGCGGCAACGGTCTGCTTTTTCTTTTGGAAGTTGCGATAAGAAATGGTCGTAGGCAAGTAATACATCTGAAGTCATCTTGCGACGGAGATTGCGTGCATTATAAAATACCACGAAATCTACTTCTTGATTATTTAAAATACCTTCCTTGACATTATTCATCAATGTCTGTCCTTCTACATTATCTTCGGCAATCGGGTAGAACTTCTTCACATGATCAATGCCATGTGGAAGATAGGTAATAACCTTATCCTTAGCATCCTCACCCAATACTTGCTTGACAATGTTATAGGTTTGCTTACTAATGCAAAATAATCCGTCATCAGACTTATAAAAGTTCTTATTATATTTTGGGTACGGCAAATCATCCCAGATGGTATAGAACAACATAGGAATCTTCTGACGAATTTCATGTTCAATTTGATAGAGCCACACCCAGTACCGAGGGTCTGTGAAGTGTAGAATAGCGTCGGGCTTTTCAGTTTCCAATAACTGCCGAACCACCATACTAGTGCCATACCCATTTTGTGGATAGATACGGACAGATGCATCAGCAACACCTGTAACATTTGCTACCTCGGCGCTAATATCAATTTGCTTTCCTGCTTCTGGGTGATTCACTGCGGCACCCACTTGAATCCAATTAAAAACACCAGCAGTTTGTTCTACGATTTCTCTAGACATAACTCCAATGCCCGAATGAACTCGGATGTCATCAGACATTAGCATAATTTTCTTACGCTGTTCTTTTGGTAACCATTGCTTCATTTATAAATCCTCTTTTATGGTGCTTGTAATATTCCAGGAGCTGTGGTAGCTCCTACTTGATTCGTTGGGCCACCCGCGGTAACTACCGGAATTCCGGGTATAACAGTTACATTCGATAATAAATATTGTTGCATCGCCGTTGCAATTGCAGTTGCTAACTTATCTGCAAACAATGCCTGAGCGACGGCGGGATTGGGCGGGCCTGTATATGTTTCTGACCCATAACTTTGTAATACGCCTAGTATTTGTGGTTGTAATAATCCCTTTAAAATAGCCGACATAATATTTCTCGTTAAACTGTTAAACTACCAGACATACTTGCAGAGATTTCACTCAGCCAATAATTCTCTGTAAACGTGGAGGCTAACCAGCCACGTTCTTTACAGAGTTTTCGGACATGCTCATTAATTTCTCTACGAATTTGTATGGTTGTATATTTTGATTTATTCATAATAATCTCTTCTAGTGAGTTCTACAGAATATATATCATCCTACTTCACCAAACATTCATTTTTTAAATGCCATCTGGGGTTTGTGACCATGTAATTTTTAATCCACGATTATTTGAATCATACATTCTTGCATTTACATACCGATTAAAATCATAATAGTTCATAAAGGTTTTAATCATGCCATCATCAATAACGGCAAACTTGTTTACTTGCCGTAGAATATCTACCTTATTAATGATTAAATCCGTGACGCCATTAATATGCATTGCCTTAATAACATTATCCAAGTTTGCCCAATTGACTTGGCGAGGCCGACCAGTAGTTGCTCCAACTTCCTGCCCAACCAATTGAATGGTCTTTAATACATCGTCGTCTTGGTTTGTAAAGTTCTTATTGTTTCCCACATAGGTTTCATATGCCTTCATGACCCCATATACTTTGCGGATCTTGTGCGGAGGGATACCGTTTAAGCACACTGATCCCACTGTACAATGCGACGAAGTAACATACGGATATTCTCCCCAATCAATATCTAAATGAAATCCCTGTGCCCCTTCACATAAAATATTATACTTGTCATCGTGGACAAATAAATAATCATAGATATCAATTACTTCAAACAAATTCTGATACTGAGACACATCCATCTTACCGATAGGAATACCAGTGCGACCATACTTATCACGGTAGGCGGGACCGATGCCTTGTCCCGTCGTACCGATGATACTGTCCGTTTTGTCATCGTGTATGTGTTGATCGGTGACCACGTGCGCTCGTTTATCAATCTTAATTAAGTTCTTCGTATCAATTCCGACAGTATTTAACGCACGAATTTCCTCAATCAATTTACCGATGTGCACCACACATCCCAGACCAATGATACTGGTGATGCCGTGGAGAACACCCATAGGAACCTGATGTGTGACAATTACTTCGCCGTTATGATATACGGTATGTCCCGCATTACTACCGCCATTATATCGCAGTACAATATCATAAAAACCGGATTTGGCAAGGTGATGGGCCACTTTCCCTTTACCGGTATCGCCATGTTGGCAGTCTACGATAACATCTACGCTTTGAATTCCCATGTTAGTCTCTATGATATTTGTCTTGTACTCGGACCAAATCATCCAAGTGGTTAGTTGATGCTTCTAAAATTTGTATATCCGAAATTGCTTCCACGTTATGAACTTGCGTTGGTGCAATGTGAATGGAATCACCTGGAACCACAAATTGTTTATTAACGAGTACTGGCTGTGCATCTTCAAGAATATAAAAGTTAATATGCCCCGTACCAGATAACACATACATCGTTTCATCTTTGAAGTGGTGATACTGAATACTCAATGATTCTCCTGCATTCACCTTCAAAATCTTTCCTACATAATGTTTCGTGTGGGCCCACAATGTTTCACTGCCCCACGGCTTTTCTGTAATTTTTGGTAGTTTCATATTACACCGCCAATAGTTCGTTAATGTCCAAAATACGATACGTCATTCCTTCTACAGTTCTGTGCATGTGACCAGAATATATGTTTGGCGTTCCAATCGCATGCCAAATGTTTTCAATGATATCTTGGTTATGGTCATGCCAATCTAATCCCACACCAAACTGCAACTTTCCTCTAGGGTCAAAGTGTTCGTTGATGACACTATTCGGCGGACAATGTGTAATGAACAAATCAATGTGTTTGTCCTTTGCATTATCCATCATACGCAATACTTCGTAGGGACTGATGTTCTCCCTTTCATCCCAGTGCCAATGATTACGCAGACGATATTCTTTATCAATACTTGCTGCGCCACCCATGAACGCAATTGTGCGATTATCAATTTCCATGACCATACCGCGAGGAATGTAAAACAAATTAGCATCATCCCAAATGCGTGTAACTTCTGATAATTCCGTCCACCGAGTGCAATCGTCGTGATTACCGCATATGAAGTATACGGGAAGTTTTGCTTCCTTGCATACTCTATGGAATCCCGCATCATTGCCACTATGTTGCATCAATCCAAAATCCCCTACTTGGATAAGTGCGACAGCACCCGAATCCTCTGCTTCGGCAATAGCGTTACGAAGTTCCCGAACATCACCGTGAATATCCCCCAAAATGCAAATCATATTGTTACCCACCTAAAAATGTTGAAGATATCCAAATGCCTAAATAACTACCAACCACGCTACCCAATGCGTATCCGGCCCACTGGTGAATTGCATCCGTGTTTTGTGCAATTTTCCGAATAACAAAAAAACTCATAGTGGCAATCATAAAATCACTAAGAGCAGCGGTAGCATAGTGGGCATCAGCAACCGCACGATAGTTCACCTTCAGAATACTATACGATAATATCTGAATGAAAAACAGTGTGAGGAATTCTTTTGCTTTCGTGTGCATTACGGTATAATTTCGTATCGTGTATGAACAACATTTAGTGGTCGTAGTGTATATTGACCAAATGTATAGTGTCGGAGATTTTTAGTTTGAAGTGCAAACAATAACATATTGTCTCTGGATTCTTTTCCAACATATTCTACTGATGGGAATGCACTCATAATTGCTTTCACCGGATCAAGTTCAGCCCCTATAATTTTTTGATTCTCATCTTCGACGATCCAAATTTGTGTCACTTCATATTCCTTACATACAGTTTAAGTGCCGCCTTTACCGCAATTGCAAACATTACAATGCCACCCGACACCAATGAAACCCGAATAACTTGTACTGGATTTGAAATTGTAAGTTGATACATCTGTGTCCCGAGCACATATAGACATGCGGACATCACAATAAACCAGATTAATGGAAATGTTGAAATGTCTTTTACTGCATCTATCTTTTTAAATTCATTAGTCCAGTTATCATCATGAATTGCCATAAAGTTCACCCATCCTTGTCTAATCCGTGTTCGTAAAAATATTGCGTCACGGCAACGTCAAAGGTTTTTTCACAGAATGTCAATCCCACCATAAGTGCTTTAAATGCATCAAATAATTCGTGTGAATCACTATCCATTGGAAGCTCAATACTAAGTTTTCTATTGTAATTACTGGCTGTAAGCGTTAACGCATCATACTTGTAGTGCGTCATGTCTTATACGTCCTCAGTCATGGGCTTTAAACTGTTAATAAAATCATCCGCAACAATAACTTCTACATTGTTACTACCCACTTCAATTCTGATACCAACTGGAGTTTCACCAGAATCAACAATCGTTTGAAGAAAGTCTCCTAGTCCAACTGCCTGATAGGAATATCCGCCCCGCCCACCGGCGGCATCGTTTACCCAGAATACAAAATCTTTTCCAGAGGGTTCTTCGGTAGTCATATTTTCCATTATCGGTAATCCTCATAGTCATATTCCTCATAGGGAGCAAGTTCGTCATCGGGGGGAATAATTTCATCAAGTCGATTCTTTGCCGTCTTTCGTGGTTCCTTCACGGGATCTTCATCGCGCTTGTTACGCTTACGATCCCACTTATTCTGGTCTTTATAGGTTTTTCCCATTAGATCGCATTCCACATGCCAGACGCTGGCACCTGCGTCGAAGCGTGAAGGTTATCCCACACGTTACCAGTGTTCAGAATGCTTGGAATATACTTCTGAACCAACTGCTTCATGTAGGTGCGTTCCGAATCTGCACCACCGGCGTCCGAGAAGAACGGATAGATGCACACCTCGGCCGCCTCTGCCAAACTGAATCCATCATAAATCAATCCGGCCATTTCTACCGTGAGACGACTAGAGATTGAAGTGGTAACCTTCGGATCATCAGAACGAACCTGCGTTCGGGTATTTCCAGCAATTTCAGCAATTGCCCGAGCCGATACTTCTGGAAGATTCGGGTAGGTCATGTTAATCAGCTTCAGTTCATTCTCAACCGACAGTGGTTCCATTTCAACGATTGCCGTAAACCGATCCATCATCGCTCGGTCAAGTACACGGGTGGCGGTATACTCACTACCGATATTTGCCGTGGCGATAAATGTCACGCCCTTCGCAACCTTGATGGTCGGCGTATCAGGCTTCTCGTCAATTCGGAGATATCGCTGGTTTTCGTCAAGTACCGTGATGAGAATGTTCCATGCGTCAGAAGTTCCGCGCGTCAACTCGTCAATCATGATGATGGCATTTTCTTTCTGAATGGCCTGGCAGAACCATGCCTCTGCCACGAAAGTTCCCTTTTCCTTACTATAATGGGTATTACCAATCAGAGACGAGCGAGGATCGGTGGTGGCGCCAAGATTGAAGTAAAAGAATGGACGGCCATTCAACGCTTTCGCAACACTCTGGACTGCCAGCGTCTTGCCGCAACCAGACGGGCCGGTCATCATAATGTTCTTGCCACGAACCACCGAACGCATCAGATACTTCCACTTCAAATCGGAAATGATGAGATTGGACGGGCGAAGGTCAATACTCTCCGCCAGATACTTTTCAATATCTTCATGCACTTCATCCGAACGATTGTCGGTTACGTCCAGCGGAATTGCATTCTTTGAGAGTGCATCGAATACGCTCATTTCTGCATGACGCAACTGCGTACCGCCCGTCTTTGTGGTAATCATACGATAACACCCACCATTTTTACGCAGGTGACGAATCTTGTGTGCTGCCAGATCAACCGTATCACCAAACTGATTCACTGGAATCTCTGCATCATTCAATGCCACCACGATTTCTACCTGCGTATGCTTGACCTTAGTCACTGTTTTACTCTCCGAAAAATGATTGATTATTGAACCTTCTGTAATATAACACATTCCCACCTATTTGTCAACCCCTAACCAGTAATCTAGAATTAAGGGTGCGTAATACTTCGGTAGCATTTTGGACATTAACTGATAGCGAATCCTCTCCATACATACTCTTAAATGTTGAATATGCAGGAATGTAACTTCCTTCACTAATAAAATAACTTAATACCTTAATCCCAGAGTCACGCAATTGCTGTACCATCATTTTCGTATGCTTGGCGGCGGTTTCTCCGGTATAACTGAAGTAGGCTCCGCCATACGATTTTCTCCGGCTACCTTTCTTACCTGCAGCTGTTTTTTCAGAATATCCAAATGATGGTTCGCCGTCACTGAAATTAATAAAGTATACATCGTGCGTATCCTTACATTCCATAATAAGATCCAACGTTGCCTTAAAACACAATCCTTCTGGCGTTGCTCCCGCAGGGTCCAACACCCGCATATACCTAAGAAATCGTGACAATTGATCACGCCGAGAATCATATACAACTGATACAATTGGCATCTCGTTGCCGCCGCGAATAGATACCACAGTATCCACATTGCGGAGTTTCGAACCAACATAGGCTAGTGCAACTGCCACCGACCGAACCTTATCCCACTTTCTTCCACTCATAGAACCCGATGCATCCAGTGTAAGATGCAACATGGCGGGTTTATGAATGTCGGTGCGAGACTTCTGAAACACTGAGGTAATATCCATACCCAACTGTGCCAGTAACCGTCGATCCAATCCACCCTGCGGTAATCTCGTTTGCTTGGTAATCATTGGATCATTACGCACCTGCAACCGATGCACTAGAATTTGTCCCATACGCTTTCCTGCTGCAATAGAGGCGTCAGACCGGTCATCATTAAGGTTGCGATCCCATCCATATCGTTTGAAAATAAACCAATCTTGGCGCATAAGTTCGTCCGTCATTTTTCTGGTAACCATGCACTTGCCAAACGGAACGCCTTCACCAGTAATATCGACCATCTTGGCATCTGCCTCTTCCAACGCAGTTACTGCTTCCGCATCGGCCTTGGACAATTTCTTTTTCTTGATATCACCCTCCAACACTTTCTTAGCAGTTTCCAATTCCTTCCGTGCTGCCTTTTCGTTAAACTTACCGTCCACTTCAACTTGCTTACTACCCTTACCCTTTGTATCCTTTTCAACAGGAACGGGCTCCATATCACCCATGCCAGGCGCCCCATCAAGGTCTGGTAGTCCATCAAGCGCCGACGACTTTTGCTGGATAATATCATTCATAGGATTCTGCGAAGGTTCCTTATTGGGTTCATAAGTAACCATACCCACATACTTTAGAATATGTGCATACAATACATTTGCTTCCTTCCACAGAATCGGCATAGCATCATACGTGCCCGTCGTCAGCCACAATGGACGCTTGTTACCGTCTACGATTTCATAAGGATCGTGCTCAGGACCAACCCGATCAATCGTATTCAAATTCATACGATTAATCAGTGCACGCAGGCCGGGCATTGCATCGAAATCTGCGGCAGGATGAATGCAATACAACAAACGAGTGATATAATTCTCTACCGTTAGTTCACGAAACTTTGGATTGAACCGAAGATTCTTTCCCATTTCTTTTGTGTAAAAATACTTGTTATACAACGCCTGATAATAGGGGCGGTATCCCATTGCATTCTTATACACATAGTTATCAATGCGGCGATCTTCCAAAATATTCATCAAGAATTTAAGATCATCCAACACCTGCAACGATGCCTTCCAATACGGAGACTCTGCATCAAGATACATACCAATTTTTGCCGGATAATCGGGCAGCAACTTTACAATATCGGGATGGAGAATGTCAGTAAAGACATTTCCAGACTTTGCTTCCGTTACCTTCGTGCCCGTGTTCCAATGGATATGAGGACCACGATATCGCAATTGATCTTCCACCGAACGCTTTAGGGTCTGCAACAGTGAGAAATCGGACAATAGAATGTGACTACCCTCATGTAATGCCAATCCAACCATTACATCGAATTTATCAATATCTTCGTCGGCAGAAATAATAACCTGTGTACCATCTGTGTACGATTCCTTTCCACTGGAAAAATGTACGGGGACATTCTTCCCGCTCAGAATTGATACGAAATTGGCAATACCACGGCGCACGGCACTGAGTCTGGTGATGCGTTGCAAATCTGTTGTCTGCTCATCGGGAGCGTTATCAAACAGATCGTCATCAAGCCAGTAACTAGAGTGTTGGGTAGTCTTAATCATTATCCGAGTTAAAGAGGTTATTTTTCATCATACTTAAATATAACACAATACCCCACCGTTGTCAAGTGGGGTATTTTAAATACTATATAATAGGTATTATCGGTATTTCCTAATAATTTCAAAGATTTTCTTTGTATCGGTTAATTTAATCTCGCCACCAGCCGATACGGTAGCAATCGTAAATCCGTGTTTTGCCATATACTTTTCCATAACACGCTTTCCGTTCACCATATGCAAATATACCCACGGATAATTTCCAATATAAGTAGTGTCTATGTCAATCGCCAGTAGACGACGATAGAGTTTATGTAATGGGTCAAGCATTGTTACTTCTTTCTAAGAGATAAGCGTTCCATTCGTCGTCTGCATATTCGGTGCCGCGTGGTGGTTTTCTGATAGTTGCTCCCGTTGCCCACTGATGTATGTAATTATGCTTGCCATAATACCATTCTGTATTTTGGTTAAGAACAATATGTGCTTTTGCTAACGAGGCAGGAAAATCACATCCTCCTTCATATCCATTAATCACAATCATCTTATCTTGGTCTAACTCTTGGAGTTTGGTAATCAGTTCGCTAACTTTCATTTTCGTGACGGTAAGTGTATAATTGTATTGTTGTACATTGTTTGACAGGTATCACTCCACGATTCTCCGCTCTTAATAACTGATGCGAAGAACGCTACTGTTTTGCATAATTCTGTGCGCTCTTCTACCAGTTCACGCAGTTGTCGTTCACCTGCTGCATCAATCATTGTACCTCGTGCGGCAGCAATTGTTTGTTCGGCAGCATCTTTCCAATCACCAACTTGTAATTGTAGTTCATTGATTTGATGTTTTAGTTCCATGTTTTCATTGACGACTTTATCGTATTCCTGTAAGATTCCCGTGAGAAATGCACCAAGCACATGATTACCACGGTTATCATATCCACCAGACAATTCTTTTGCCTTTGCTACTCGTCTACGAAGTTCGGTGATATCGTTTGTTGCGTCTTTCATCATGGTGCCTCCTTGCGCGCCTTCCGCACGGCGCTGTTAAAATGTTTGAGGATCAGCCGCACAATCTCTTCTCAATACTCTCTCCGGTCGTCGGCTGCACCACCAGCGCGGATAAAGCGGCGGCTATCGCAACGTGATGGTCGTCGTCACCGACGATCCCCCGCAAACGCATGTCCGTCTGCTTCGGCTGCGGCCAGCCGTGCGATTCCGGCCGCCGTAAAGCCGGCGGCCGGCGACGGGCCACCCCGGATGCGGGCCATGATGGCCTCCGTACGCAGCGCATCCCGCTCGGCCCGCGCCTGATCCCGCTCGGCACGAAGATTGAGTATCTCACGAGCCATCCCAAAAAAGTCAGGTGCAATAAATCCTTCGTCTTCTGTCATACTCTGCCCGTAAAACTCTTGAACTACCGCTTCTACTCGTTCCGCCAGTACGGCGGTGTCTGGGCCAACGTCATATGTCTTTGCGAAGATATCAGGCTTGCACGGGTAGAACTCTCCACTGACACCACAGATGATGTAGTCACCCTCGCTGGCAGTCATCACACCTTCCAGTGTCTTGATCTTCAACTCAGCGGGATCAGTGCTCCACTCCATTGCATCGCACCAGCGGAACGCCTCTAGCACGTTGTCGTTTGTGAGTTGCACAGCCTGAATCACGACGGGCTTTTTGCGAAAGTTCTGTACGATCATTGTATACTCTCCGTTTTTCATGAGCACCTCGCTCTAGTATCTTCCCATGTTTCTCTAATATTCTTACTGGCTTGCCGCACCTTATTTACCACATAGATATCATGATAACTGTTTTCTAGTTCCTGTGCCGCTTCAATCAATGGAACCAATGATTCGTTGTATGCACGTAATTGGAGGTTGTACTCTACAGCCGCTTCGTATTTCATCTTCCATTGGTCACGTTGCCCTTCCGCAATAATCAATTCATCATGTAACTTCGCACGGGCGGCATGAGACTTATCCAATTCGTCCCACGCACTCTGTGCCATCTTCAACTTAAGTTTGGCTTCTGCTAATTCAGGCTTTAAGACTTCATTAACGTAATCATCCATCTGTCCCAACTTACTCTTGGTGTCAGCAAGTTCTTCCTTCATCTTATGATATTCTTGCCACGCACTTGATGCGTCAATCCTTACTGCTGCCAAATCGCTCTTAACCTTATGATATTCTTCCCACATGCGGTCAATGTAATACTTGCTTGTTGGGTCAACATATCCTTGTGGGTTCATATAGGATTCTTTAGAGGTTGGTTGCTCACCCAACCATGTATTAAATGCATTTCCCATGTCTTGACGAGAGATTTTATCTATCACACAATCATGATTAAAGTTAACACTATTTTGACACTCTTCACAGTAGTAAGTCATACCTTCTCCTTATTAAATTTAGCAAGTTGTCTACCAATCCAAATAGGAAAGTACACAATTCCCACAAGTAATACCATTAACAAACAAAATGGCCAGAAAAACGCAAGGATACCCAGAGTAATAGGAACTTCTGGCTCGTCGTGTGCATAATTTTCCCAATTCATACCAATCAAAATCAAGATAATTATCGTGCCGATTATCCATGCCCATTGGTTAAATGTAGCGTTTTGAAGCGTGATGATTTGCATAAGTGTATTCATATTTTATTTCTCCGTGTTGTCTTTCCATGTAGTTTCAAATACCAACCGCATCATGACACGGGTAAGCCATCGGGGTTTCTTCGTCATGGCAAGACTTGTGTTGCCATGTTGCCAATACCCTACATATCTGGGGAAACTGATTGATGACGCTAGGTTTAGATGGCGTGAAGGAATTATTCCGGATGTAAAAAGTTTTTCCGCAATATTATTCGGAATATTTTCTGCTTCATCAATAGATATCCAATTGACTGACTTACCATGAGTCATAGATGCGTCTCCTTAATGTAATCCCACACGATTAGATTCATAGCGGCACTCACATTAAAACTTCTAAGTACACCACGCTGGGGGATGCTAACTTTTATAAAACTATGATTTTCAAGAAGGCATTTGGGTGTTCCAAAAGATTCGCTACCGAACAAGAACAATGGAGTATACTTACTATAATCTTTTGCCTTGATTAACGTTCCGTCAACCATAAATCCATGACTATCCTCAATGAGTTTCGCCCACGAAAAAGTTCCCAATTGCGCTCCACCATGTTCACACAACACAATATCATGCTTCTCCAAATATAAATCTACAACCTTCTGATAGATATCTTCGTCGGAATTTATCGGGTCATCAAACACATATTGAACAACATTGATATAGTTTTCCGCACCAACCGTGGAACGAGCGTCAAACTTTTTGCGTCCGAAGATATAAAAGTTTTCTGCTCCCAACAAAGACGCCGAACGCAGAGCCATTCCCACGTTAAGTTCTCCGGTTACGTTAATCATTCCCACCGAGAAAGGAAGTCGGTCTGCTTTACATATGTTTACGTTTTCTTGTAGCGTGTTATTCTTATATTCATCCCGCACGTTATAATGATTGCTCAGAATTTCCTTATTAATTTTCTTATAATTAACCATTGGGTTTTCCAAGTACTCTCCTTAATAGGGTTAAGTTAAATATAACTAAAAGAAAGCAGTTTGTCAAGGTGTTGGTTTTAATCTACAATTATCAAAATGATATCGTTTCATACCACTGGGCTTTCCCTCTTTATTACAGTGTGGACACACAATATTCAGTTTATTTTTCATACTATCAGATTGTTTTTTTCGTTGTTCATCGGATAATACAACATTTTTTCTTGGAGAGGGTCTGCCTTTATTGAGTTCAGAAATATATTTTTTAAGTTCCGCTGAGTGTTGTTTACCATAAAAATGATTATCTTTACCTAACTTTTTTTCTCTATTGATTGCCATTTTTTGCTTAGATTCTTCCGAGTGAGTTTTTCCATACATCGGATGTTTTTCTCCAACATAAGGTTTTCTTTTTTCCGATATCTTTTTACGTGTCCGTTCACTGTGCGTTTTTCCAACAATCCACGAAGGAATGCCCGTCGTACAAAAATTCTTACCGCCATTATGACGATTTAACCATTCATCTTTAGACGCTGCATCAATTCGTGTTAAGAATTTTGTTTCCCATGATAGCGCATCTTCTGAGGTTTCAAATAATTTACGAACTTCATACTCAAATGAATCATCACCATGTTGTTCTCGTAATGATTTTACGATTTTTGAAGTTGAAAAATAAGTTTTCCACAATTCATCCGGATGACAATCTTTTGCCGTTCTTACGCCATAGTAATGTTTGCCCGTTGGTTTGTGATACAAATAATAGGTATATGGTTGCATATCTTACTCCAAAACACAAAACCCCTACTTTCAGTCACCAAAGTGTTAACGGCACCTTGGGCTTACTTATAGGGGTAATTTTGTTATATGTGCGAAGAAGGCCGTTAACAATCCTCACATATATAAATATCATTTGTGTTTTAGAAACATTTAATTCTCCCTTAATACTTTAAATCTATAATGCCCACCACGTTTACTTTGCTCCCAACAAAACATCCAAAACAATCTGTTATCTTGAAGGGCATTAATAATACTTTCGTTGCCAGACCACCCGCCTGTAGAAATGTCGTATGTAATTTCATGGCGGTTGTTATAATCTTTGGTATTATACTCCTGCCACCCCCAATCTGCGGCCCACCAAATATCCTTTACAAATTCCATTAAATGAACAAACTTATCCGTGTACGACCAATTCGTAATTTTATCTAATACTGCATCAGTCGGATAATCATCATCATCAAGATTTTCCATATTTACTCCTGACACCAACACTTAGGTTTAACCGATTCACTCCACCGATGTCCGTTTGAACATGAATATTGAGTGGTTGTTGTATTTGGGTTATGACTATGGAAGCGTCCCGCTTCATCATAAAATGGCGCACAATACATTAACGTAGTCATACTCATCCCAACTGACACGGTGCTCTTTTGATTATTTTTCACGCATTCAGGACATTTCATTATTCCTCCATAGCAGCATCTCGTACTTCAATCACATTATCCACTGGCACCTTTCCATATCTCGGGGTAATATAGTATTCGCCGTATGGGTATCTATGTTCAACACCAAACTTAATAGTCACATCAACCACAACTTCACCATTGTTATAAAACATAATCCATGCGGTAGTCATAATTATTTTTTATTGAGTTGTGTAACAACACAGGTGATTGGATATTCTCGCCAATTATCCGGACCAGCATAGATTGAGAGTCTACTTTTGTAGTAGGCGTAATGATATCCCGTAATAGTATCTACCTTGACGTGTAGCATACTCATAGGACACATGACTTCATAGGTAGAAGTTACCTTTGGGGATGAACACGCAGTGAGAGCGAATACCAGTACCATAAGAAGATATTTCATAGATTATACCTTAGTTAATTTGTAGCAAGGATTTAGGAAAAAAGATTTCACCACCAGCGTCTTCAATAAACTGCACAAACTCGTCAATACTTGCTCCCGCAAACAACCATTTCTGGGGATGCACGGTTACCCACGGAATCAGTCCTTCATTAATCTGTTGCACTGAATACTTGCTATTACTTCCTGACATCTGTGCGGGAGTTCCTGCCGTTGGACAATAAAAGGCAATCTTCATAATTTCCCACTTCGGCGATCCATTCTCATTCCAATACTCAGGAATCTTCTCGGTGCGACCATCAGCATAATATCGGATATGTGGTGTGTAGGGTTCTCCAGCATTATGTTCATAGGGAGTATCATCCCAATCATCGCCCCACTGCTTGTCAAGGTCTTGGGTAGTGAAGTAGGCAAAGTTATTTTCAATGTAACAGAGTTTGTATAATTCTTTTTCCATAAGTATTATCGCAGTGTATGTTGGAATGAGTGCGGTCAGTGCTTTATCTGTTAGAGTCATTTCTTGTATCTGGTATTGATATTCTAAATTATTTACTTTATTATACATTTAGTATGTTTTTGAAAAGGTTCCGGTATCCAACAAATCATCAACGCACTCTAAACAAAATTTACTACCGTTCCACCAATGCCAGAAAAATGTAATAACCTGTTTGGTATCCTTATTATAATGATACCCCATAATGGCGGTATTCTGTTTCTCACACATCGTGCACTGCCCAATCGGTAAATTTAATTGGTGAATATATTCTTTTGTGCAGTTTCTACACCATGATTTAGACGACTTGATAACCAAATCAGTACACACATTTTTATATCCTAATGGATGTGTGCCCGTTTTCTGTTTTACATATGACCCATATCGGTCAGGAATTTTGCAGTTACACGAATGACACCGATACGGAACAAAGAATACATACAGTTTCTTTTTCCATGCACGAAGTTGATATCGTGTGGGAACCCACTTCGGAATTTTAATGGTAATGGTTCTGGTGTTCATACAAAAATCCCCCATGATGAGTATACTTAAATATACACTATCATAGAGGATTTGTCAAGGGGGTTTGTATTATATATTATTTATATCGGATGTACCTAATTTATTATAATGTGCTTATTTAGACACACCCAATGCGCACAACTCCTTCTTATCACGAAACTTGCACCAGCGACATGCGTCTTTACTGGGCGTTGCAAGTTGTTCTGTGATATACTGTCCATTTTCATCAAAGCACGTATTAATGAATTGCTGAAAACTATTCCAACTTTTATTCACGGATGGTGCGCCGTTCGATGGTTCAAACTTACTAATCCGTGGAATATGATACTGACTATTTTCCATGATGGTGCGCTTCAGAATAATAAACTCCACGCTAATATCCTTTTCATCAATACCCAATTGCTGGGAAAAGAACCGTTTGTAGAGCAACAACTGACCAACCTTCAGTGGATCGTTTTTCTGTGATTGCGTCCATCCAGACCGAGAAGTCTTCAAATCATACAGTACATATTTCTTAGTGGCTTCATTATAGGTTACAACGTCGATGTATCCAATATACTGAACGCCTGATCTAACTTCCATGTCCAGTGGATATTCAATACTATGCAACTTAGTATTAATCGTGGGGAAAATCTTCTTATAATTTTCCTGTAGATAGGTTAAAATCAAACACCCATGTTCATAGAACTCCATCAAAGTTTTCTTATCAGCAAGAAATACCTTCTCACCATTTTCGGCAATTGTAGTATTTTCCTTGAAGAGATTAAGCAACTTCTCCTTGAACCCATCATGAAGATACATGGTTTTCGCCATCGTTTCACTTTGATTATACAACACATCCAGCCATTCTTGGATGCTCTCATGACAAACAGTACCAAAAATTGTATGAATGCTACTGTCATCCAATCTATGGCCATCGACGTACTTCAACTGCCACGACTTCGGGCAGTTAGCCCACATGCTATATTGTGAGTAGGAGATTTTATTGCTCATTCAATACTATCCAGAATTTTAGTAAAGGTTTTTTGTGTACGGGCATCATATGCATCCACCGATGTTTTATTATCCGTCTTATCCAAGATAACACGCACGACTGCCATGACGGTATCCATGTCATTAACACGCCACTCTATTGGCCCATGATTTTCTTGCTCAATTAATATACTCATCTTGCCCGTGAATTTCAATTCCAATTCGGGCGTGGTGTCTTTCTTTTTCCGCGGCATATTAAAAGGGACTAATAGCGGGGCGGCCATTTGCATGCACATCACACAAGGTTTTGTACCAGTCGGCGCCGCGGAGTTCACCCGCTTCTCCACAGGTTTCGCAAATCTTATAACTTTCGGTTTCTAATTCAATAACAAACTTATCAAATTCTTCGTACATGGTCGATGTATAAATACGCAATCCACCGTACTTTTCCTTTACTTGGTCAATGACAATAATAATATCGGTAATGGATTCCAACTTATCAAATGCTTTATTGATTAATCCATGCCATCCAATATCAACCGATTCCAGTGCTTGTTCTCTGGTGTATCCTGGCGGATAAAAACTGGCTGGTAGCCATACTGGGGGATTCTTCATACACCCTTCCTTGCTAGAGTATTCTTAAATATACCTAATCTATCATTAAAAGTCAAGTGTTTGTGAGAATATATTCTATTTATACTGGGAAGTATTAATACCTTAATTATACGGAGCAGTTTATGGCATGGAAATATCTTACCGCAATAATGCCGTCCGGTTCGGCAATTGACACCGCGTGGCTAAATGCATTGGGTTCTAATACCGCGCAGACCATACCAGGCGCGGTATCTGGAAGTTGGAACTTAGTGCAAGTTGTTCCATTATCAAATATTAACGGAAACGGTAATGGTCAAGTATTGTGCTACTTTATCTCTGGTTCGTATTAAGCAATAACATCAATTGGTGTATACATACCAATTACCTGTTCTTCTAATGTTTTAACGCTTTCTTTTACGAATTCAATATTTGGCGGATTTTCAATAAAATCATATATAACATTGTTTCCATACGAAACGGAAATATGAAATGACGAGGGGGTATCCTGTGCAATAACATAGGTGCCTCCTCGTTCCGTTTTCCCAATTTCTTTAGCGATGAACATTGAACCTTCCCCACTCCGCTGCGTCTAATTCCCACTTACCACTTAAGTGTGGATATAATTCCCAGAACATTCCAGATTGAATGGTTTGAAGGTATTCATCCGGCGCCCCCGTCTGTGCTTTCAACTTATTTGACAGTTCGGTAATTTCTCGTTGAATGTTCTCCACGGTTACCGGCGTTGGCAATCCACTATACTCACATCTTTCATGGTCGCCGAACGCCGTATCCCAATTATCCGAGAATGTTTTCTGGTCAACACTTGATGGGCGCTGTTTATCACCCTTTCCGTTTTCACTCATTTTTATTTCCCCAATCTTTAGCGTCTGCCCACACAAGTGGATAATAAGGTATATACAGCGGATTCTGTAAAATTTCTTCCATAGTGTAACCGATTGAACTTGACACTGGACTATTCATGATTTATCTCCATAATATTCAATAGTCATACCCGCTTCAATAAACATCGTAATACTACGCAAACCATGCTCTGTCCATATGCCGTCCTTTGCGCCAGAACCCGTACCATTTGGTTCAATCACAATCTTTTCAATACCGGCGTTTATAATTGCCTTGGCACAATCTGCGCACGGCATGCCGCACGTCATATACATTGTACATCCTTTCGTGGATACACCAATGCGGGCAGCATTTACAATAGCATTTTGCTCGGCATGCATCATCCAAAAATATTTCTCAGGACGTTCTTGTCGTTCAAGTCTATAGTCGTCAATTCCTCTAGGAAATGAGTTATATCCCGTAGAAACAATTTCATTGTCTTTTCCAACAATGGCCACGCCAATCTGCGTGTGCCAATCTTTCGACTTCAATTTGACCGTATGTGCTATTGCACGAAAGTATTCTGGCCAGTTCATAACAATACTTCTTTACATTGGTCAAGAATAACGTGCAGTTTTCGTATATAAGCAACCAAGGTAGGTATGTCTTCCCGATTACATTTAATTTCAATTTCTTTTAATTCGGTATCTGTCATAGCTTCACCTGCTTCAATTCCTTTTTACCAATCCCATACATCTCACACAATTCCCGCAATCCATTTTTATTTTGGTTATAATAGATTTCCAGATAAGTAATTGCTTCCACTTTCGATACTTGATAATGTTTGGCAACCAATTCTACCAACCACTTTTCATACTTCTCATCTTTGCTGCCTTTAATATATTTATTATATTGTTTCCCACGGGGAAGAATATTCGTGAGAAATTGATAATGTGCCCTATCGGGAATGCTTGGATACTTTTGGAGTTCATTCACGATAGGGGCATAATTCACATTCATCGAAAGAAAACGGTGAAGAATATATCGGGAATATTTATATTTCTTTTTATCCGTATCAGTCAACCCATCAAAAAACTGCATAGATTGGTCAGCAGTAACAGCAGCTAAGAAATCAAATAACTCCTTTCCCTTTTCAGATACTTCAGCTTTCTTTGTCATGTATAACTCAATTATTTTAGGTTCTTAACTGCGTCAGTGAGATTGTATTCCAGTGCTTCTTCTGCACTTAACCAAATATCCTGTGGGGGCAGTAACTTTTCCCGAATCATTTTCTCACTCAACTTTGTACACTTCTTATAATGAGATATCATACGCTGTGTGGTAAGATCAAACTGACGTTGCGTTGCAATAAGTTCGTGCTCCTTTCCATAGGTTCCGGCCGACCACTGGTGCGAAAGAATGGAAGTATTTGGCGTAATAATTCTATGACCAGGCGTACCGGCAATAAACGTCATTAATCCTGCACTTGCAATTACTCCCAATCCAACGGTATGAACTGGAATACTACTACCTCGCATAACATCAATCAAGGCAAACGCGGACATAAGATCTCCGCCATAACTCGTAATCATGAGGGTCAGATGTTCAAACTTATTAGCCGTTTGAAAGTTGTTATCCAGAATCCATGTAATAACATCTTTCGTTGTACTAGTGTTAAATTCACTGGAAAAATAATACACGCCGTGATCAGACAATGACGACTGGCGCTGATCTAACATAAATCCCTGAAGATCCTGCATGTTATTATTTAACACATTACAGCTCTAACTTCAACTGAGACTTTGCCGGAGTTTCTGACTGTTCTGCAATCTTGACCGGCAAGAACTGCTTGTTAATAAATCCACACGCATTGCATGCGAACGTTGGGATTGGCACAATAGCTTCCTTTCCAGTGGGTGATACAAGAGCAGAAACTCTCTTCATCAACGCTACTTCTTGAAATGTATAGTTACCGCAACTTTCACACGTAACATCCTGCGCGTTACTTAAATCAATATTCATTGGTTGCTTGCTCATAAAATCTCCGTTAACTTGTTAAAATGGTATGTAGTACTGTTATAAAATTAATTTCTTTGTCAATCACTTGACTGTCCCACCTACACCCGTCTCCAATTGCAATAATTGCTTGTGAAATTTTATTGGGGGCATATTGTTCAACATAATCAAATAATACTCTGTATAATTCGGTGAAGTCTTGAATCTGTGCGTCAGCTACAATCTTTCGAATTTCACCAACCTTATCCTTCAAGGTCAAATTACTGGTTAATGCATCTACGACCTTTAGTTTAACATCCTGTCCAATCAGTTCATCAATACTTACTTGTAGTTTTCCATCACGGGTCTGAAGTTGTGCAGTATTGATACATTTACGAATGTCTGGGTAATATGCATTCACAATCTGTGCGATTGTCTTTGTATCATATTCCACATTTTCATTCTTTAGGATATCCGCCAACTTCTTTGCGGCATCCTTCTTACTCGGTGGCGTGAGCTTATACACCTGCGTTCTACTTACTAGTGGGTCAATGATTCTTTCTAGATAATTTGCCGTCAAGATAAATCGAGTTGATGCGGAATATGCTTCCATCATGTTACGAAGCGCGGGTTGGGCTTCTCGTCCCAAGAAATCTGCCTCATCCAATACAACAATCTTCAATGGAGCAAATCCAACCGTTGACGCAAATCCCTTAATCTTATCACGAACCGTATCAATACCCCGTTCGTCGGATGCATTAATAAACATATAATCACAGTCAATGTTCTTAACAAGAATCTTTGCGGCAGTCGTCTTACCAGTTCCCGCAGTTCCGTAAAACAATAGGTGTGGAATATCCTGTGTTTGGATATACTGTTCCAACTTTGCCCGAATCACATCATTTCCGATATAGTTTTCAAGATTATCAGGGCGATAGCGCTCCGTCCAAATCGTATTTTCGTTCACACCTTCCTCCACAGCCACAGCGGCTCGGCAAAAATTTTATTAACAGAGTTATCTACTCTGTCCATTGTATCGTCTGTCCACTCGTTCGGTGCACTTCCTTGTGACACCGTTCCTGCTCCCGCACTATTCGGTCGTTTGGACATTTCCATTCCGATTGATCCCATATATTCCAATCCCAATGACTGTAAATGATTATTCATGGGAGTTGTAATTTCTAACCACCGTTTACCACCCTTCCCAGATGTAGAAAATACATCAGCAATGTTTATTGCCATAATACCACCGACTCGTAATGCTGGATAAATATTCGTTAGTACTTGATGTAAGAACTTTTCATTCCATTCTTCAATAGATTTATATCGTTTGAAACTCTGGGTGTCATCCGTACTATAATGTTCTACATTAAAATATGGTGGCGAAGTGAATACTATATCAAAGTACTCATTATACTCTGAAAAGTCAACCCCTTCGGCGGGTAATTCATAAAATGTTGTTTTTTTATCGTTCTCAAAAAAACTACTATGTTTTACATAAAATTCTTTTTGTTTTTCATATAATGGATGATTATCTTTATTGGGGTCCATGCCAACATAATGTTCTGTTGTGTTTCCCGCATAGAATCCCGCCAACCTATCACCCCAACCCATTGAAAAGTCCAATACATTTTTAGATTGGAACATATCATATAATGATTTTGCTACATTTGGTCTGAATTGCGAACACGTATATTTACGTAAATGTAAACATCCTCGCAATGTAGACTTATCAATGCGAGGAACTTTTAAGGTAAACAATGATCCCATCAGACTTACCATCGTACTCTTAGTACGCCATGTCTTCTCGGGACCAGGTGACCGATTTGAATTTGCTTTCCAACGATTCTCTTGTTGAAAGTAATTTGAAGCCATGTTACCCGTATTGCTCTTTGAAAATATCGTCGGCGTTCCTTCAAACAATAAACTATAGTCTGTACTTTTTGTACGGGAAAACCATTCTTGTTGTTTAGTACTCTCATTCCATTTAACACTTTTCAATTGCATATAACTATTATACGCATCGTCTTCACTAATATCATTGTAAGGAATAGGGTACATCATACAAATTGTCGCCATACTTTCTTTGATATCATCTACCGAGAATGTTTGTTTAATATACTGCCACTCGTCCGCACTTATTGCCAAGTACGGAGTCATGGCTAAAAACTTGTCAAAGTAATTTTGATACATTTATTCTGTTTCGGTTTCAATATCCACTGGATTAGTACGTTTTACTAGTTTCATATTATATTCATTGACCTTTGGTTCTCTAGAAATTCCCTCTTTCAATACCAAGTCTTGCTTAAATAACTTAGTGTATGCAATGTGATGATGCGGTCTGCCATCTTTATGCATTTCATGCGTCAATGTAACAATTTTACCCCAATGCTTCTTTAACTCATCAAACTTTTTTTGATATCCAGAAGTATTACCACCTTCATAAATGGTATCCGTATTCCCGCCACGCATGGTACCGGTGGTTTGTTTTCCACTCAGTAGTGTATTAAAGTTGACCGTGCACAAATCGCCAGTGGACAGCACTCGCAAAGACAAGTCGGTATCTTCGTTGTACGTTCCGCGCCAACGTTCTTCCAACCGAGTATCTAGTAATTCAGAATTGATTAAAATACAGCTATACACTCTTGTATTTTTTATAAACTGACTACGGCCTGGTTCTGTTGCAGGAACAAATGACATATATTGGCATCCGACCAACCCCAAGTTTTCATATCGGTCACTGAAATCTTCCATGATTCTGAAAAACACACCGTCTTTAACTTTCTTCTTTAAATTATTGTTCCACCGATAAAATCCAAGAATATTATCATCGACTACCCAATGTTTTTTGTGACCACTCTTAACCGCATGATCCCATACGAAATTTCTAACAGGAATACTACCCCTCTTTAATGCACTAAAGTTTTCGGGGAGTTTTATAATTTTTTTTACATCTACTTTTGCAGCATACGAATCGTATTCCGCGGGTTCTACACATATATAAAAATCAATTCCCATCTCTTCAAGTGTATCAATCGTAAATGTCTTTTCCCACCGACCTTTAGTAATTACATATATCGGATACTTGGGATAAATTTTATGTGTGTATGCATATTCATAATCCCGCAATGGATTTTCATTAAGATCATAATGTACATAACGACTTGCATTATTTTCTTTCAACCCAAATGTCTTATACACTATATTCCGTTCCATTTGATTTTTAACAAATACATTTACTATGCACCGTTCCATCAAATATGGCGACCACGCAAATTCTGGTAGATTGAAATAATGTTCACATTCCAAATCATACATGTTATGATTTTTATAATCAAATTCATATGAAAGTGTATAATCCCAGAAGTCACCTTCAATAAGTGTGTTATTTAAAATATCTGCAACTTTTTCTTTATGACTTGTGTGGATTTTAATAATTTCCATATACTATACCTATATTAAATAGAAATCTGAACAAGGTAATATGTTGATGTGTATCCGTTTGCATCAAACTTTGCCACAGATAATCCCTTTGAACTAATCTGCAACGTTCCGTTACTAATTTCTTTATTTGCCGTAAAGATTTCACGAAGATAGTTTGCCGAAAAACTAATAGGAGCCAACTTTACAGCAACATCGGTGGCCACTGAAATGGAGATTCTATTCGTATTGTTGGCCGAATGACCAATTACTACTTCTGCCATCTTTTCATCGCCGGAACTCATCACGGTAAATGTTTCAACATCATTCAATGCACTCTTTGCCTTCACAAAGGTATTGACAAACTTATCATCCAGTAGAATAGTAAAATCTATAATCGGAAGTTTCTTCAACTCCGGCACTGCGGGAATGACGGTTGCGTCAGCAAGGACGAATGTTGCCTTTGTGGAACTGTCGGACAGATTAAGTCCCGTCGTCTTACCATTTGCAGTACTTGGATTTACCACAATGTTTTCATCCAATACACCAAGGATCGACCGAAGCTTCTTGGTATCATACACACCAAATTCACCCTCGGGAAAATTAATCTTTTCTGCTGCAATTTCAACAAGAACATTCTTGTCTGCTGAAATCGTTCGAACGGAAAGATTGTTCCCATCAGACTTCAAGGTAACACTTTCACACGAACCACCCAAATTATACTTACCAATAAACTTTTCCAACTTTGATTTTTCCATAACCGTTAACCTCTTAATTATTAATATTGTGTATCTTCATACCACATCTTTGTTAACTTCCCATCCGTAAATCGTGCAAAATAATCACGCAATACATTGTTGCTATTCATACCCTTATAGAACATAATATCACCGTGGTAATCTGTCAAGTACTCACGACGATAACTTCCTTCTATTTTTTGCGAATATCCTTTAAACAAGGCAGTGCCATCATCTATCCATTCATACTCCCAAAGTTCTTCATACAATTCACCCTTTGCCGTAATAACATATTTAGTCAGTGCATTTTCAAGTGACTTCGTTTGATACCATTCATCGGCAATTTCTGTATTACCTGGTAATATTTGTTCTATTCTGATTTCATCGAACATTCCCATAACTATCTCCATTTATTAATATTGACATGCAATTTTTCCCAATCGAAATGCAATCCTGGATCAATTTTTCTTCCTCGGGGAATTGCAATATCAGAATGTCCAATAATTACCTTTGATGTAGAATCATTGTATCGTGACTGTAATTGTTTTATAAGCCATCCCGCACTATTATATTGTTTTTCTGTATATGCTTCCGGTGGGTCATTTTGTAAACAAATACCAATACTATATTTATTTAATCGAACCATTCCTGTATAATACGAAATGCCCGCATGGGATGCCTGATATTTGGGGTCAATTAATTTAATAATAGTACCATCACGTTGAATATAATAATGATAACTATTTCTTTTTTTAATTAATGCTCGTCTTGTCGATTTGTATGAACCGCCAGCATCATAATGTAATACAATATAATTGGCCGCGGCACTTCTTGCGGTTTTCTTTGACGCCAGTGGTTTGTTTAATAACGTTGGGACTATCAATTGTGCCATCAATAACATTTTTAGCATATATTCCTCCTAAAGCGGCATCAGGGGAGTCGAACCCCACATAGATTTCTCTAAGTCCTTGGCTAGCATAGTGTGGTCATAACATTGGGGTAGCAACCCGTCCACTCCTACCGACTTCCCGACAGTCCGCGATGCCAAAATATTAATATTTAGGACGGTTTAACATCTTTGATAGTTCACTTTGAAACAATGGCACTACCTTTTGAATAATACCTTCTACAAATTCAATCTGTGACGCACGATATAAATCCTCGTCAAATATAACAGAAATATTAATTTTACTATGAAACGCCGTGGGATCAAACACTCTCTCGGTTCTATAATCAAACTTCTTTTCTACTACCTTATTCAAGTTTTCCCAACGTGCCGACAGTTCATCACGTTCTTTGGTCAGCTTATTATTCTTTTCTTTGAGCAAAGTATTTTCCGCAAGTGCCAGTTCTAACTTTTCCCATATGAAATCGGTTTCTTGTCCCATTAAAATTCCCCCTCGTCATCGGATACGTGATGGATGTTGTAATACGCAAAATCCAACAACTTCAAGTTACAGATGCACAATAATACGTAATGACCAGGCGAATGGTCACCAGAGGTTCTACTTTCTACAAGAAACTCAAACCACTGAATTCCATCCATTCTATATCCAAAAGACGGCCAGTTCCATTCGAAGTACATTTCAATTTTTTCTGGTTTATTACGCATTAAAACTCCCCGTGGTTGCGAATCGACACCCCGACCGGAAAGATCGGGATGCCGTCGCGGCTCAGCTCTTGATAGCGAACTGTCAAGAACTTACCTACCAATTCCTTGCGATTGATATATAGTTCCGCTCGATTACTTTGCGTGCCTTCTGGACGACAATTGAAACGGTTACCGTCATCTGTTTCCAAGATGAAAATAGCAAGCCCTGTATCAGAGCCACCACCATCAATGATATCAAAAATACGATATTCTGCATCAACAAAATCCTTTAGTTTAAGTAGTGAATAGGAACGTTTTCCAATTTCATATGCCATCGACGGATTGCGAATCATGGTACCTTCGTAACCTTCAGACACAAACTGGGTGTGCTGCTTATAAACTTCTGTCTCATCTATACACGCCACCGTCTTTACCATAACGACATTCGGTGGTGCGTCATGCATCAAGTCAACGATAATCTGCTGCCGCATGGCATAAGGAAGTTCGTTGTCCACAATGTCATATACATGATACATAAGTAGTGGAGACAGTTCTGGACGATACTTCTTGATAGCCTTCATGCTTTCCTGCAACAGCTGATTATTCGGAAGCATCAGTTCACCATCAAGAATGAACCCACCCGTGTCAAACTGTAGATGTTCAATCACTTCGGGAATAATTTCTTTGTTGCCCCGACTGCGTGCGTCAGTGCCGTTGAACAACATACGCATACCGTTGAGCTTGGGCTGGATGTAGGACGGCCATTCCACCTTGTTCATATGATCCTTGAACTTGTGCGCCAACATCGGCATCGGCCAACTATCTACCTTCTCACCTTCACGATAGAATCCCGCATCCAACTGCTTCTTGATAATGGCATCAAACTCAAAGAAAGCCTGTTCTTCACTGTTCCGTTCGTTTGCTCGTCCAACATTAGTCGGTGCCGCAAAGTATGGGTCCGAAGTCTGCTTCTTTGTTTCACGGCCTGTCTTGGTCAACTGAAACCATTCCGACTGCGTATAGAAATCGGTATTATCTTGAAGGATATACAACCGCCAGAATTTCCGGTTACCGGCCTTATTTTCAGAAATCAGCAAATCACTACTTTTAATAATTTTCATCGAAACCAGTGTTTAAAGAGTTTACCTACTCCCATTAGAAGAACGCCTACACCGAACACCATCAATCCCCAATACTCATCCATAGAGTCATCAATCATTTAGTTATTTCTCAGATTGTTAGATGTACACGAACACATACCTTGACACTTCGGACAATCACATTCTCCATAGGAATGTGCCGTGCAATGACGGGAGAGCATCTGAAAGTATTTCATGCAGCATTTACACATATTTCTGACCTCGGTTATGGTATACTAGTAATATAACTAATCTTGCCCCAAAAGTCAAGGGGTATTATACATTATTTATTGGATTTAACATATGCCCCTAATACAAAGGTTGCGGCGATTAATACCATATTTTTCAATATATATTGCCCTTCTAATGTCAATATAAATGGGACATATATAAACATTCTTTCTGGAAAAATAATTAATGGCGTCCATGCCCCTATCATTTGCATCCACAATAAAAATAATGTAGTACGTTGAAATATATTACATAAAAATCCTATTCCGATTAATGTTTCCCACACTGCCAATATCTTAATACTAATATATGATGGAATTATTCCAAAAGTAAGTACATTAATGGTATCCGTTGCCAAGGATTCTGCCGGCGATACATTTGGGAAAAACTTTAAGAATCCAAACCAAAAGAATACAATGCCAAGAGATATACGTAAGGTATCTAACGCATATCTATTAAACAACGGTATTAAGTATTGGTCTAATTTAGAACGTAAAAAATTCATTCGAATTTTGATTTTTTTCTGTTGGTATTAGTCCCCACGATAGCGCGGAATAAAAATCATGCAACTTATTCCGTAACTCATTTTCAAACAATGCATCGGTGTCAATATATTCGGTAATCATCTCAACAATCTGCGGAGGATCTTGATATCCTTTAATTGCCAACGCATCAATGTGTAATGGATTATCCTTCAGATACACATACTTGATCTTTGCACCATCTGCGATGGGTTCGTATCGTGTTTGAATATTGAAATGTGTCAATAATCTATTATATACAATTGCCGCCTTAATGTGTGCAGGAGTTCCCTTCTTGAATCTATTAATGCCACCCCCGCCCTCACCTGCGGCAAACTGACTAATATTGTTTGCTGATGTATTTCGGGCAACTTCTAGATAATGGCGAGTCTTCAGTGAAGTCTTCAACGCAAGAATCTTATCATCCAATTCATTCTTATCTACTCTGCCCAAAATATCTTTCAACATCTGCGTCATAAATTCCCGAAATGCTTTGGGGAACGATGACCTTACAACATCCAATCCCTTTACGACAAGTTTACTGACAGTCTGGTGGGTTTCCAAATCATACACCTTGTCCAGTGCATATCGCTTCTTAGCGACCCAGAATCCCGTCTTAGCGACACTTTCTCCCTTAATATGGAACTTATGACTATCGCAATTGAACATACGTTTTGCCATAGAATCATAGAACTTATTCAGTCCACTTTCCATGTCATACGCAATATCAATAGTTGCCGCAAGAGCATCGGGGGCGTCCTCAGTAAACAATGGCTTTGCTGGAAAGTACACGGAGTCCGTATCGACGTATACACAATGGTCTTTCTTCTCACCCGTTGCATTTTCATATTTCAAATTGATAAACTTGGCTGTAGTCTTAATTACATCTTGCCCCGTCAATGTTACTGCGGCGGCATTGTCAACATCATAGAAGCGGAACACCGGCAAGCCTAACACACCGTAGAGACTATTGAGAAAAATCTTCTGAATATGTTGCCGTTGGTCGTAATAGGCGGCCTGTACCTTATCACCTTCGTTAGTATACTTCTTCATCAGATTCTTATATTCCACACGTTTAGCAAACCATTCTTCCAATACCTCTGGGATAATTCCCTTTGATATTGTACTATACAATACGCCATTAGATGCCATCGTGAGATTATTCTCTTGTATAAACTGGACAAACGCATCGTACTCCAATTCTACCGTCGTATCGTTACCCATTTCTTGAATTACATACGCAACAATTTCTTTACGGAAATGTTGCTCCATGTCAAAGTTCAATACTTTGGCAACCTTTGTCTCTGGGGAAATATTCAAACTCATAATGATACTTGGATATAGCGATTGCAAGTCGAGCGAATATACCCAATCATACAATCCAGGCACAGGTTCTTGTACATATGCTCCCGCAAATCCTTCTCTATCACCCATTGCATCCATCTGTTCTCTACCATCCTTGGGTTTATCGGTCACGATAATTCCCTTGCGATGTAGATAGGTAACAATAGTACCTTCAAGAAAACGAGAACTCATGCCATAGTCTTCGTATGGCACGTGTCCAATGTGACAGATACCTCGTACAAGGTCGATGAGATTTAATTTCTTATCTAGGTCAACAATAATGCGCACGTCCTGTAAGTTGTACTCAATAAATTTATCCAAGTCATCTCGGAACAAATCGTCAAGAGAACCTTCGTAGTCTACCTTGCCCATACCGACTTCCAATCGTCCAATCGTATCAAGACGATAGTTAGGTTGTTGGGTATACGTGAACTTCTTATAT